TAAGTGCTTGTAAGTTAGCAAGCTGTATACGTTCAGCACCACTAAAGTTAGCTAACTCTGTCTGCTGTCTAAATTCAGTGTTCTGAGCCATGTGCTGTGCGGATGTTTGAAGTTGTGTAAGCCTAAACCTATTAGCTTCAGAAAAGTTTGCACTGTCTGTAGCAGCTTTATCAGCTAATTCAGCCATTTCAATCTGCTGTTCATTAGACATGTTAGCCATATCCATCTGTTGAGCTAGCTGGGCATTAGTCTTTTTAAAGTCTACTAAGGTTTCTATTCTCCTTAAGCGCATCTGCTGATCTGACGTCATATTAGCACGAGAAGTTGCATTCTTTTCCGACAACGAAGACAACTCAATCTTAAGCCTAGAATCTAAATTAACTTCTTCCATGCGATTGTTCAACTCAGTCTGTCTTATAGTAGTCTGAACTTTTGCGTTGTAACTAGCTAGTTTAGCTTGTTGCTCATTACTTAAGCTTTCTGAATCAGCCCTATTACGAGCCTCTAAATTAGATAACTCTGTCTGCTGCTCTAATGAAAACGTCTGAGTAATAACCTGCTGACGTTGCTGGGCATTTAAAGCTCCTACTTTTAACCTAGCCTCAAGATTAGCTAACTCTGTCTGTTGAGAAACAGTTAAATTTTCAGAAGATGCTTGATTTCTAGAAGCTAGATCAGCTAATGAAAACTTTTCGGCATTAGAAAAGTTAGCTAACTCTGTTTGCTGTCTTATTCCAGCATTTTCAGACATAAACTTAGCGTATGTTTGTAGCTTAGCAAACTCAAGTTGATTTAAAGTGCTTACATTAACAGTATCTGTAGCTATTTTATCAGCTAATTCAGCCATACGAATTTGTTGCTCGTTAGACATCTCAGATAAGTCCATCTGCTGTGCCATAGCCACGTTAGTTTTTTTATAGTCTACAAGGTTTTGTAAATTAGCCAGCCTCATCTGCTGTTCTGAAGACATATCAGCCCTAGCAGTAGTTCCTTTTTCTGATAAAACTGTTAACTCAGTACGTAATCTAGTATCTAAGTTAGCTTTCTCCATATCTTGATTTAGTTCAGACTGTCTAACACTAATATTTACTATATTGTTTAATCTTTGTAGTTCAAATTTATTAGCTTCTGTAACATTAGCTGAATCTGTAGCTATCTTGTCTTGGAGTTCAGCAAGTCTTATTTGCTGCTCATTTGACATATTAGCCATGTCCATTTGCTGGGCAAACTGTGCATCCGTTTTACGGAAGTCTATAAGAGTCTGGAACTGTGTAAGACGTTCTTGTTGTTCAGCAGTCATTGAGTCTTTATCGGCAGCATTGATCTCAGAAATACGCTGCATTTCAACCTGTAAAGCAGGAGAAAGATTAGCCTTTTCCATATCCTGTGCTAATTCTGCCTGACGCATAACTTTAGTTATTTGAGCATTATAAGTAGATAAACGAGCTTGTTGATCGGCGTCTAACTGCTTACCTGCTCTAGTGCTTTGAGCTTGTAAGTTAGCTAAATCCATTTGAGCTTCAGCACTTAAAGTCTGAACAGCAGCTTGTTGTCTTTGTGCTGACTCTTGCTGAGCCCTTTGTTGCTCCATCTGGACATCAGCCATGCGGGTTTCTTGACCCTGTTGTGCTGTAGCCATAACGGCTTGCTGATTAAACGTGCTTTGTTGTACTCTAATCTGTTGGGCCATTTGAGCAGTCTGTGACGCTGCTGTCTGAGTATTAGCAAGATTTTGCATACGAACCTGCATAATCTGCTGAGACTCTGCTAAAACAGCCTGTTGCTCATTGCTAAGGTTTTGCTGTGCCCTTTGCTGTAAAGCTTGAGCATTGCTCTGAGCCATAGGTAAAGCACTTTGAATAATAGCATTAAACAAAGCATCACGGCCTACAGATGAGGCAGACAAGCCTCTACTAGCCATCATCTGTTCTACAGCATCTACTGCAGGCCTAGCCCATGTAGGAGTTTTACCTTCTTCCATGCCTGCCAAAAGGTTTTCCATTTGAACAGATACAAGGGCTTCTTCAGGCAATGCAGCAACAGCAGCAGTAACTTGAGGATCTTTATTGTTATCTATAGCCGCAGTAACAACTGCAGGGTCTTCAGATATAGCTGCTGTAATATCTGGAGGTATATCCGCTGTAACACCCAGCATATCTGCTGCTGCCATTGTACGTGTTCCGCCTTGAACTGCTTGCATTTCAGCAGCTTTCATAGTAGGAATACCACCAATCTCTGCTGCTGTGCCTACAGGGGCTGTTCCTGTAATAGCTTCACGGCCTTCTAAATCTAAAGAAGGAGTATCTCCTAACTCTTGAGCTATTCGTTGAGCAGCTTGTCCTGTTTTAGCTTGTCTTGTTGCAGCTACCTGATAGGCAGGAACACCATCAATGTTTTCTTTTGACCCCGTAGTAACAGGATTCATACCATAGGATTCAGTTTGGGCAGCTACTTCTTCAGGAGCAACACCTATATCATTAGCTCTTTTTTGAGCAAACTCTCCTTTCTGCGCCTTTCTTTTAGTAGGGTCAAAAGAATATAATTTTTCTTTTTCTATTTCTTGAGCTTTTGCAGGTGTAATAGTATCAGCAGTAAAAGCTGGTCTGTCTGTTAATATACCTGCTTGCTCTTGTGCTTGCTGTGCAGCGGGGCCAGATAAAATATCATCTGCTTGTTGTCCGATTCTAGTAGCAAACCCTGCTTGACCTACATCGCCTATTGTTTCTTTGAGAGCATCTGGAACATCCTCGGCTGCTTTATAACCAGCTTCTGCTGGTAGTGTATCTGCAATAGCTGTAACTTGGCTTTCTGTTCCTGAAGCTGCTGTTCCTGTTTGTTCTATTCTTTCTCTATCAAGAGTAAAAGGATCTAAATCCCCTGTCTGTTGTTCTTCAGCTAACCTTTTTAATTCTTCTGTTATAGCTGTTCTACTTTTTAAAGCAGCTTCCTCTGAACCTGTATTTTTAGGTGCAGATTTTAGCCACTCCTCATAAGTATCTCTTTGCTCAGGATTAGGCCACAGTTGACCATCAGAAGACTCGTGCATAACAGTAGGTACTGCAGATAATTTTCTAGATAATTGAATATTAAGATTTCTTGCTTGCGCAGTATATCCATTTTTTTCTGCAACCTCTATACGATTTCTTAATGCTATTATTTCATCTGATTCTCTTGGTTTTGGAATATTCTTAAAAGCATCACTATCCTGAAATCTTTTTTTCTGTTCCTCAGGTTTTAAAGTTCTTCCTACATCTACACCAGCATAGGTCATATCACCAATACCTTCTGACGTAACACCTTCTCTAGAAGATTGTCCTGCTTGTCCTATTGTACCTATATCCTCTTTTATACCAGCAGCAACAGCCTGCATCTCTTTGTAATCAGCTTCTGCTTCTGTTTCTGTAGGCGCTTCTCCTAACTGTCGAGCATCTCTAGAAGCAAAAGCACCTTTCTGAACAACACGCTTTTTAATATCAGGAAACCTTTTCATTACTTCTTCTACAGGTATTACTCTACCTTGTGAAATCTTTCTAAGTGCTTTAATTTCTTCTTCTGTAATAACTGATAATACTCTTTCTCTTACTTGAGGGTCATCAGGATTATTTATAATATACTCTTCTGGGCTTGTAACACCTTCAGCATATTCAGAAGTTATTTTAGGCTGTTTTTCAGCCCATTCATTATATAATTCTTCAGGAATTCCTTCTTCTACAAAGCTTTCATTACTACGTAAGTTAGCAATTTTTTTCTTAATCTCTGTAGACTTTCTATCTATTTCTAGAATGTTTCTTCCTTCACGCAAAGCGGAATGATATTCCTTGGTTATTTCATCACTTTCAGCTTGCAATTCCCTAATTTGTGCATTCACTCTTTTTACAGACTCAGTCCTAGCTTCTTTATACTCAGGACTGTTTTTCCATCTTTCTTGAAGTATTTCAACAGGTACGTCTTCACCCGGCCTTTCCGCTGCAGTTGCTTTTGCGGCTGTTTCTTGTTCTGCATCTCGCTGTGCAGCAGTAGTAGCAGTTAAATCAGCATCAGAGGCTGTAGCTTTTCTAGAAACAGTTCCAGAAGCAGCAATGAGGTCAGTTAAATCACCAGCCGTGGCGGCATCATAAGTTACAGTTTCTAAATCACTCTCTGTAGCTGGTGCAGCTTTTAGCCACTCCTCATAAGCATCTCTTTGACCCGGATTAGGCCACCTCTGCCCATCAGAAGAAAAAGCCATAACAGCAGGAGAATACCTTGCATTTTTATCAAAATTTCTAAAAGCATCACTATCCTGAAATCTTTTTTTCTGTTCTTCAGGTTTTAAAGTTCTTCCGGGAAGATCAGCCGTTACTGCTTCTCCTGTTGTTGATGTAATATCTGCAGGACTGGCAACTGTTCCTGCTGTTGCTTTAGGAGGTCTAGGCTGGTCTTGTAACCAAGCTTCATATTCGGCGGCTGCTTGAATAGAAGGCCACCATTGACCGTCGGCAGATTGAGTCATTGCTGGTGAAGACATTCTACTACCATCACCATATTTTGAAGGATCATAACCTTCAGATTTCTGATAAGCTTTGAAAGATGCAACATTTTCTTCAGGAGTTGATTCTGAAGCTAATCTTTGAATCTTATCATCGGCAATTTCAGTACCTTGGGGTAAAACAGTCTTTTTAGGTTGGTCTTTTAGCCATGCATCATATTCGGCGGCTGCTTGAGGAGTAGGCCACCATTGACCGTTGGCAGATTGAGTCCTTGCTGGTAAAGCACTTAACCTATCATCACCATATTTTAAACGATTATAACCTTCAGATTGCTGGTAAGCTTTGAAATTTTCAGAACTTTCTTCAGGAGTAAATTCCTGCTTTTGTAAAATAGTATCTACTCCCCGTTTTAAAGCAAGAGACCCGTCATCATTGTAAGCCTGCTCTGTACTCTTTTGGAGAAGGCCCCTAATTGGATTATTAGGCGGCTGAGTAGGATTTTGTCTATTTTCATCTTCCACTTTATCTCCTTCATTTTTATTATCAGATCCCGGTTTATTATGAACCGTATCACTACTAGTTTCGTCATTTATAACTTCACCTGTCACAGGATCAACTGTAACAGTAGTATTAGTACGAGAATCACCAGTTCCGTCAGTAGTACCAAAGCCAGTATTTATAACAGTTGGATCATCATCTAAAACTCTACCATCATCACTTATTTGATCTTGAAAATATGCGCTGTTCAAAGCATCTCGGAATAAAACATTTTCTTGTCCGATATCCTTTTTAAACATTCCAGTCATCATATCCATAACTGCACCGGGAATACCTATAATACTAGAAGCTAAGGATAAGGTCGTGCCAATAGGAGAATCTACAAATCCAACCACACCGCCCCAAATAGAACTAAGAACACTGCCAAAAAAACCTTCATCTTGTGCGTTAGGCGCGGCGCTGTCTTCTCCAGTAGGAATAGCAGTATCGGGGTCATCCTGAGCACTTCCCATGGTAGCACGGCGTTGTAAACTCTTTACAGCTTGTTGCATAGCAGGCTGTTGCAGTGCATATGCCATTACTTTCTGAGTTTCACCAGCTAAATTATTAAGGGCTTCTTGTTGTTTTTCTGGAGACATTCCAGAATTTAAAATTCCTTGAGTTTTAACTTTTAAATCTTTGAAAGCTGAATTGTCTTTTAATACATCTTTAGCAATTTGTTCTAAGTTTTTAGCTTCATCAGAAGCAGAAATTTCTTTAAATTTTATATCTTGCTCATCCTGTCTAATTTTTTTATCTTCAGCATCTTTTCTAGCTTTAGCAGAAGCTTCATTAGCTAGTCTAAGTGTTTCAGCTTCTTCAGATTCAGATCCCATATCAGTGCCTGACATAAAGTCCTCAGACGAAGAACTTGTAGAAGTTGTTGCATCAATGTCAGCAGCTTCATTTAACTCATCATTAACGCCAAGGTTTAAATTTATAGACCCAGATTCAGGGCCACCATAACTAAAAGCTGTTTGATTTTCTTCCTTGTCAGCAGCTTCATTAGCTTTTCTAAGTCTTTCAGCTTCAGCAGCTTCATTAGCTTTTCTAAGTCTTTCAGCTTCAGCAGCTTCATCAGATTGATACGGGCCCAAGATTGGGAATTCCTTTTCATCAGCGCCTAACAACGAAAAACTTGTAGAAGTTGCTGTATTTGCAGATTGCCTAGTTTCTTCAGTAGTTTCTGTAGTAGTTAGTTCATCATCATCTTGACCTATAGTAACAGAACCTTCCATTAAACTAACACGCCCACCAGATCTCAAGTCTTGTCTAGAAATACCAGCACGCGCTCTAGCTTTTCTAAAACTTTTAGTATTTCTTTGAGATCTTTTATTGCTCATATTAAATCCTTAAATAATGTAACTACTATAGCCCCTGAGGTAGTGAGGACCGTGCCAATAAGTAACCATGCCACGCGCTCCCAACGGGCTGCATGCGAGTCAGTCTGCTTTCTAAGCTCTCGTAACTCATAGGTTGCCTCCATCCATCTTTCACCACATTCTTTCTCATGTTCTGCAATTTTCTGGAGAGCTTGCATAGCGAGGTCATTGGAAGATAGTTCACTCATTAAGAAGCTACGTAAGCTTTACCATTTGTAATAGCGGTATTACAAGCTGACATATCTTCAGAACCCCAGTCTTCAAGACCAACCATAAGTTCAAGATGTTCTACGTTTCTTGAAACGGTGTCTTTCCGTTCTTCGGCTGTCATGGTTTCTTCAGGATCTGAGTCAGTCCTAATGATGTCAATCAAAGAAACTGAGTGCCCCATTGCTGTGTAGTCTTGAGCTTTTCCTTCAGTGGTACGAGGTTCTGCTGGCATAGCTATTATCCTTCTAGTGTTGTAATTCTTGCGGTTAATGATTCAATCAATGCTTGCTGCTCTTGAACAGCCTTCACAAGAATCGGAACAAATTTACTGTACTGCAATCCCATCTGCTTCCCGTCACCAGAGTGGCTAGAAACCAAGTTGGTCTTGTTATCTTTGTTGTACCCGGAGGCAATCTCAAGGGCCTCTACTTCTTGCGCCTTAAAGCCAATGTCCAGCCAGTCTTCTTTGTGTGTGCCATCTGGATTTTGGGCATTTAAGTCGTAATCGGCTGCGGTTATGTCGCCGTATTTGGAACGCTTGTCCCATTTGTAGGTAACAGGTTTTAAAGATTTTACAAAATCCAGACCAATGTCTAAGGCTGCAAAGTCGGTTTTATCTCTGGCATCAGAAGCTACGGTCCAATCGACTTGGATATGCGCTTCAGAGATGTTCTCATCACCCAAGACGATTTCATTAGATCCCGTAGTGATATTCCCGCCGGGAGAACCTGTGAGTCCTGAATCTTTTCCAAGGAATAAGTTATTGCTGCCGCTTGTAATTTCGGAGCCTGCGAAACTCCCCGCAAGGGTATTATTAATTCCCGTAAAAGCGGTTCCTGCTGAGGCTGGTGTTCCTGCCTTAAAGCCAAGCGCTACGTTATACATAGCAGCATTGGAAGCAGGCTCTAAATCACGCAATGCCTCATAACCGACTGCCGTATTACGGTCTCCAACGGTGTTGTCGTACAGAGCCTTGTAGCCAAGGGCAATATTCAAATTACCTGTTGTGGCGCTATATAACGCGCTATGTCCAACAGCTACGTTGTACTGCGAGGTCGTTAAAGACGTCCCAGATTGATAACCCACCAATGTGTTGACGCCACCAGACGTAATTGCGTCTCCAGAGTAGCCGCCAACAGCCACGTTGCCCTCTCCTGAGGTAAGATTTTGCAGTGCAGCGCCACCCACCGCCGTGTTGTTACTAGCGGATGCCAATTTTTCAAGAGTACCAAAGCCAAGCGCAGTGTTATTTGAAGCTGTTCGAATGTATGCAAGTGAGTTTCTACCTATGGAGGTGTTATATTCTCCAGCGTAGGCAACGGCAGAAAGCCCTCCACCAGAGTTGTAACCAACGTGGGTGTTGTAATCTCCGGTGGTTACTTCTGCGCCCGCTAGACTCCCAACAAAAGTATTCTGAACCCCCGTGGTCAGGCCGAACGCAGCGTTAAGACCCACCGCTACGTTGTACGTATCGGCGTTGCTAGCAGGGTTTGCCGCATAAAGAGCATTACTGCCGACAGCTACGTTGCGGTCTCCAAGAACATTGCTTCGGAGCGCGCTAGCCCCGATAGCGACATTGAGGTCGCCAGTCGTTATCGCCTCAAGAGCATGAGCCCCGACGCTCGTGTTGGAGCCTGATGTTACTGCCGCTGCTGAAGCACCTCCGCCTGCTCTGAAACCTACGGCGGTGTTGTAGTCCCCAGTCGTAAGTTCCTCCGCAGCCTCAACGCCTATAGCAGTATTATATGAAGCAGCCCCGTAGCCCGTATTCCCCGTGGGGTCCGAACCAATCCAAATCGAGCTGTTTTCTTTGAGGGCCGGGTCAAGGACGTTGAGTTCTGCTGCGGTTGAGGTCACAGCGGTACTGCCAATAACTAACCCGCTTGCAGGTACAACGACTCTTGCTGCGCCTGCCAGAATAAGATCATCTGCACTCTCGTCCCAGAGCATGTAAGCACTGGCGGTAGCACCAAAGAATTTAACGTCATAACCAGTGTCGTCTGCACCTACGGTAACTGTGTTATCAATCTGAACAGCGCCGTCAATATCTACAGCATCTAAGTTGGTTGTACCGTCTACGTCGATATTCCCAGAAATATCCAAAGAACCTGCGTCAAGTTCTCCAGTTAATGTAATGTTTCTAAAACTTGCTACATCTTTATTAGCATCTACTGTGACTACTTTACTAGCTACTACAGTACCTACAGCACTTCCAGTATCGCTGTAGTTAAGCTCTGCAGCAGTAGCAGTTACAGAAGTTCCATTAATAGAAAGTGCATCAGTTTCTAAGGTTCCATCAATGTCAACATTTCCAGAAATATCAAGAGTAGCTGCATCAAGTTCTCCAGTAATAGTAAGATTACGAAGACCTGTATAGTCTTTATTAGCATCTAGTATTACTGCTTTAGAAGCGATAGCTGTTCCTACAGCAGTAATTCCTAGATCTAGTGCATTAATCTCGCCTACTACAACTGTAGCACCATCTAGAATATTTAACTCTGCTGCAGTAGAAGAAACTGCAGTACTTCCTAATACTAGCTGACCATCAGGGACTACTACTCTAGCAGCACCTGCTAAAATAAGATCATCTACTGATTCATCCCATAACATATAGGCACTAGCGGTAGCACCAAAAAACTTAACATCGTATCCAGTATCATCAACACCTACAGTAACAGTTGCATCTATCTGTACAGCACCATCAATATCTACTATATCTAAATTAGTAGTACCAGCAATATCAGCACTACCAGAAATATCTAAAGTTGTAGCATCTAGCTCACCAGCAACTGTAACTACACCGCTAGTAAGCGTTATAAGATCAGTATCAGAGGTGTGTCCAATAGTAGTTCCATTAATATTTATACTATCAATTACAGCTTGAGTAATAGCACTGTTAGTGCCTAAAGTAGCACCGTCTACACTCCCACCATTAATATCCGCAGTATCGGCTACTAAAGCATCAGTAGTTACTGTTCCATCAAAGTAAGCATCTTTAAATTCTAAAGAAGATGTACCGAGATCAATATCATTATCTGTTACAGGCACAACGGCACCATCTTGAATCCTGATCTGCTCTACAGCACTGCTAGAAACTTCTACAAAGAATCCCCAGCGATTGTTAGTACTATCTGCTACAATCTTATTAAGAAAGTCTAAATCACCAATAGTATGAATGTTACCACCTTGACCAGCAGTTCCATCATGTCTGTGTCCAGTAGTACTTACACTACTTGAAGAATATGTAAAAGCATTTACAAGCTGATTATATTCATTATTGAACAAAGCAGCCGTAATTGTGTCTCCATCCGACATACTACTTTGTCGTGTATAAGTCTGAGCCATTTATTATCTCCTTCCTGCTGGCATATAATCTATATAAATACCGTTTATAGCATAAGCTGGGTTTTGATCTTCGCTAGTTAGTCTAAAGCTACAAGTATTTCCTGATCCTTCTATAGTAATTCTTTCCATAGGATCAGTAGTAGCTCCAAAAGTTATATTATTAAATGTAGTACTTCCAAAAATTGCAGGTAAATTAATAGTTGTTACAGTAAAAGGTTCTGGTTGAGGCACATTAGGATCTTCATAATCGTAACGAACTCTAAAAATAGGTTCGCAAGTTCCTTCTGGACTAAAAGAAACTCTGGCATATTTAAGAGTTTTTCTAGTTCCTACATCTCCAAAATCAAAATCAGGAGTATTATATATAGCTAATATATTTGTAGCTGATCCTCCATTATAAAATGCATTACCTGAAGCATGATTATAAACATAGCCGTCTTTATCGCCATGATATACTTTTTCTACTCCATCTTTATCAAGATCTGAAATAAATCCTAAAGCTTGAATGCCTAATGTTTCTGACCAAGCATAACCATTACCTGTTAAAGTTCCTATAATACCTCTAGCTACTGTTGGACTTTCAGAACTTTTACTGTAAAATAATCTATATTGAGATTTACTTCTTAATACACCACTTGTTATAATATAGCCTGAGTCTGCCGCAATATCTTTTATTATATTTTGTATTTGCCTACTAACAGATCCTAATTCAACGTCTCCAATTCTAGTTGTACCGGCAATAGTTCTAATACCATCAGGAGCTAAAAATACTAAATCACCACCAATTTCTTGAATGCTTCCTCCGCTGACACAGCCTACATTTTTTGTAACTGGAACAATAGCAATATTACTTGCATCATTTATATTAACTAGTTTATGAATACTGTTTCTACAAAATATAATTAAATCATCTCTAAAACTTGCAAGACCTTCTACTTGATCTTCTATTACAATGCTTCCTGATCCAGTGCTGCTAAAACTATCTATATTATTAGTGCCACTATAATAAACTGTATTTTTAGCAGCAGAAGCTCCAGCAACTACTAAATGTTTATCATGTATAATAGCATATGCTGGACCAACTGTACTACTAACAGTTATTTCTTTTGCAAAGAATGTTCTAGATGTTAACCCACCTGTTCCTGTCATCTGAAACAAAAAAGGTTCATTTACGCCATCACATATTACAATCTCACCGTAATCTGAATTACCTTGATAAGTTGCAAAAGTACATCGACCTTGAGAAGTACGTGCAGCTACAGAACGTCCTGTAAATGTAGAGTAGTTATCTCCTCCACCAGCTACAGAAGCTCTGTTTAATTGTAACCAAGTATCTTCACCGTCAACACTAAAGAATATACCTGTACTTGAACAAACTATAACGCCGTCAGCATAAATAGCCATACCTAGTATAACTTCACTAGAATTAGGTTTGGTGTCTCCAAATAAACTATAACCATCTACACGACGATAGCCACCGTCAGGGTCTACTTCAAAGTTTCTTAACCTTGTAGCAAAGCCGGGCTGCTTGAGCATTTCAAGTTGATTTAGATTTACATTTAAACCGCCCTGACAAGAATATCCCCAAGGTTGAGACATTATATAAACCTTATACGATCATCTTTAAAGTTACCCGGTGCAGGTTCCATAAGATGAAGCTTCATTAATTTTAAACTACGTTTGTAATCTTCTAAGGCAAAGGCTGCTGCTTGAGGGTTTTCTTTAAACTGATGCATATAATATCTAGCTCTTGCTAATAAAACAGGTTTATATACATCAGCAAATACTATAGCATCTCCATGAGCATCTAATTCTGTAGGAAGATCAAACGAAAAAAACCAGATACGATATACTTGATCTGGTATAGGACTTACGCCAAACTTTCTACCATCTGGACTTTTTATTATTCTAGCTGGAACACCATACTGTTGGGCATCAGAATCATCTAAATTTTCTGTGATTCTATAAAAATCTTTCCATTCTTCTGTTGTAGTAAATCTTAAATTTCTAGTCTCATAAGGAGCAGATTCTCCGCTTACACCTACAGTAGTTAAGTAAAAATTATCCCAATCAACATATCCATAATCAGTAGTCATAGAAGAACTAGCAGGTTTCAACTCATACCAACGAGTACCCGCTACTGTTTCTACATATGTATTACCATACATAGGATCAGTTCCACCACTTTCACCTGTAGCTAAAAAAGGCCATTGAGGTTCTTCATTAACAATGTCTAAATAAGATCTGTTTATAAGATCTTTAGCATGTTGTTGAACACCTATAGCATTAGCAAAAGTTGCAGAAGTTAAAGCAACTTCGTTTAACTCTCTTAAGAGTTCATTTGTTAATGCAAGAAATGTAGCCATTAGTAAGTTACGCTGTTATTTTTTCCAGCCATAGAAACACAAGCTTTCTCCATAGCAAAAATATCAGATTTTACTTTACCACCATGCATTTTTTTATCACGAGCTTTCTCAGCCGCTACTTTACCCTCTTTAGTATAGGGATATTTTTTACCATCAACCATCGGCATTATCTTTCTCCTTAATCTTGATCAGATTCAAAAGTTTTAGATGTTTCTCTTGCAATCTCAAATTCAGTCTTAGGTCTATTTAAAAGAGGATCTTTTCTAAAGATACGATCATAGTTCTCATCGTATGCAACTTTATTAAAACCTTTTCTAAACCTGCTTTTTTTACTTGCTATAGTTCCGGTAGACATTA